TAAGGATATATATCCAGATTATAAGGCTAACCGAAAGGTAGCCTTCGCCCAGCAAACTCAACGCGAGCAAGAAGACCATAAACTTCTAGTGGAAGCCTTCGATGACTTCGTTGATCATCTTGATAAGAAGACGAATATCACCGTCCTTCAAAATCCACGTGCCGAGGCCGATGACATGATTGCCGTATGGATAGAAGCACATCCGGATGATCAACATATATTGATTAGTTCAGATTCAGATTTCTTCCAATTATTGCGTTATAAGAATGTGACAATCTATGATCCAGTGAAAAACATCCTTATCAAACAGGATGGAATTTTCAATGATGACGGTGAGCGCCTAGCTTTTGCTGTTTCAACCGATGCTAAGATCAAGGTTGGAAAACCTGATGCGAATTTTGAAATTGATCCGGATTGGTATAATTACGCCCTTTTTCTAAAATGTGTTCGTGGTGATAAGACTGACAATATCTTCAGTGCGTATCCTGGAGTTAGAGAAAAAGGAACCAAGAGCAAGATTGGAATCCGCGAAGCATATGAAGACCGTGAATCCAAAGGCTATTCGTGGAACAACTTTATGCAACAAAAGTGGATTGATCATAACAACAAAGAACAGAAGGTCAATGAGGCCTATGAATTCAATCGTAAACTAATCGATCTAAACCAAATTCCAGATGATGTGAAGGTAGAATGCCTGCAGGTTATTGCAGAACAAACTGGAAGGAAAAGTGTTCCGGCGGTCGAGATTGGAATGGGTTTTATGAAATTTTGTGGCAGATGGGATCTAAAGAAAATAGGTGGTAATCCTGACGCATTCATGCCGATGTTTAGGGCTAAATATAACAATGAAAAGTGAAATATGCCAGTGAAATTAAAACCAATCACTCCAACTTCGTGGCTTGTTATCGGTGATACCGATGATATACGTATTGGATTACTCACTGAAATCCGCGACAATTATGTTCTTATGGCCAAAGGCGAAAAGAAACAATTCTTGAATCGAAAAGAAGTAAATAAATACTTCAAGGAAGATGTGTTCGAAAATGTGATTGATGTTACTACAGAAACACTTGCGAAAAAGGATTACTTTATCAACGGTTACCCTGTTGACTTCGATGGACCCAATGAAGTCATTATCAAGGGAAATAAATTACCGCTTTTTAGCAAAAAAACAACAAGTGAAGTATATTACAGTGCCGGATATTACTGTCTACACTTCCCTAAGAACTGGATGCCGGCGTTCTGTCCTAAATTATCAACCTTAGAAACATACGAATTTGCAGGACCATTCAAGACCGAATTAGAAATGCGTTCTAATTTAGTGAAGCTAAGAAAAGAAAAGAACGCAAAAATATAACCCTAATGTCTGAAATACATAAACTCAACCATCGCCTACTAAACGTTGGAAGAAATGTAACAGAATATAGAATGACTGTTACAGAGGCAAGGGCATTGGCTGAAGAAATTGCATTGTTAGAAGAAGAGTGCGATAGTTTAGAAATGAAGTTACAAGAAAAAGATTACCAAGAGATCGTGAGTAAAGCTACTAAGGAAACACGAATATTAGATGGTGGGTCTTTCTAATACCCTTCGATGAAATCCTAGTAAAGTACCGTTTTTTGATAAATATATGCATATTTATTGGAGAACTGAATTATGGCGAGACCCAAACCTACGATTATATTAGAAAATGTTAACCCTAAAAACTATAAAGCCGAACAGGTTCTTAATGCCGATGCTATCTATGCTGTATTTTACCAAGGTAAACCTATAAATCTTCGAACGCTTAGTCATCTCATTTCGTATCCAGGTCCTAAATATAAGAAGGTAAGTTTCTCAAATTCAGGACATGCATTTAATCTTGCAGAACGATTGAATAAGATGTTCAAGACAACAGACTTTGCTGTATTCAAACTTACAGAAGGAACTGTGTGCGTAGAAAAGGAAGATTAGGGTAAAGAACTAATAAAGTATTCGGGATATTGTTTAGCGAACCCCCTGAGGATAACGCCAGCAACGGCATTAGCTTCGTTTTCAGAATCACTCCCGTCCGAACCATCTAATTCCATTCCTGAAACTCTTTGCTTCCAATGGACTAATTCGTGTGCAAGGGTTCGCATGACATCCATTGGATGCCTTCCTTTTGCTACCACTTTTATTGCTTCGCCATCAAATATACCAAATGAAGCTTTATCATCGCTCTCAATCGAAGGTTGATCGAGAAGTTGAATAGGTGGAAGTTCATCAAGTCCTAGTTCGCTCTTGCATAGCTGTAACAAATGTGTTATCATGTGTTCTGATACGGCTTCTTTGATCTTCATAACACTATTTATCACAAACATGAGAACTCTAATAGAACATATATCCTTCTGGGGTGCAGTTATAGGTTCTCTGCTTTTAGCGTTGAATATTCCAGTGAGCGGATGGGCTTATATCCCGTTTCTGTTATCTAATTTTGCAACAATCTATTTGTTGAAACATAGTAATGCATCGAAAGCAATATCCTGGCAAGCATGGGTCTTTATTGTTGTCAATCTAATTGGCATTGGTAGGTGGCTTCTATAAATATAGATATGACGCCGCTCAAGAATGCAATTTTTGCTGAAGTTAGAAAAAATCACGATAAAGTTAATGCATTGAATGATGATCAGCTCAACAAATTGCTCTTTCATCATCCGGGTGGCCTAAGACTATCCCTAACAGGTTTCATTGTTATAAAGAATATATTTACAGCGTATAGTTTCGAGATACCCGAAACTATAAAAACCAAGCATCATTTTGGTATGTCTAAAATGGAGTATCCATATTTCCTTACAACAAGAAGACTAGTTCTTTTTTCGGAAATGGATGCTATGATAATCAAGATACATGGTGGCATCGAAGGATTTTTGGAAACATGTAGTCAGTTTGACTAGTTGGTATATACATGTTATTATAGTAGTATGGATAAGGCTGAAGATCAACAATTAGGTAAACTATTTGAAGAACTCTCAATAGAGCGTATAATAGGCCCGCCTATGTCACCTCCTTTTCAGGGATATGGCCGACATCCCGAATGGTGGAATATTTATGGCAGACCCTGGGCTGTCCCTAATCCTAAAAATCATTATGATGTTGAATATCGTAATGCAGAAGGTAAGAGGCATCGCATATATGGTCCTGCCTACATAAGCACAAAACATCATCTTGAAGAATGGTATAAGGACGGGATGAGACACCGCGAGGATGGCCCTGCCTATACACACAAGAATAATCGCGTATGGTTTTATGAAGATAAACTGCATCGGCTGGATGGTCCAGCAGTGGATGAAGGTGGTGGCCCCAAACAATATTGGATTATGGGCCAACGACTTTCATTGAAAGAATACAAGAAAGAAATAGCTCGTAGGAAACGTAAAGGATTGATAAAGTGATAATAAATTTAGTATTAGCAGTTATTGGCATTGCGGTTGCATTCGTGATGGCATTTTCACTATATAATATGATAAAACCAATTATTCAAATAAAAATCTTTAGCAGGAAACGTAAAGGATTATTATGAACGATGACGACCCAAAAGACGAAAAGATATTCGTACTACTGCAAGAAATTATTCGCTTGCGTGGGCAGGTAACATATTTGCAGGAACAACTCTCTAGCGTAGAAGATGAGATGGATAAGAAAGCTGATCAGTATAACAACAGAATTGAAGAACTGGAACAACAATTAGGCGATGCTTTATATAGGAACTAAAGAATGAAGATAAAAGTTTGGTCGGAATGAAAGGATGAATAGACTATATCTAACACTCAAATATCCAAAATGGCGACTATGGGCTGATTACTTTGTATATTTCTACAATGAGAAAGGTGTAGTCTGCATATTGGATACACGAACAGATGAAATTGTGAATGTAGAATTTCAGAATGTAGAATTGCAAGAAGATTACGGAGATTGACGGCGCTTTATTGTGAGTATATAATAAATACATATAGGCAACAGATGCCTAAAATCAACTATTGTAAGGAGTTTACAAGTGATCAAATATACTATTCCCACCGGCTACCTTTTCGTTGACGATTATTCCAAAGGCAAGCTCGAAACCCTGTCTATTGGCGATTACGGGAAACAGCATAACGTCAAGGCTGATTTCCTTGGTTACAACCGGCCATTGAATGGCGTGCCGAACATGCATTGCATGCCATTGAGCGAGAAGTGGGTTGTCACTGTTTCCACCCAATATGGGTGCCAGATGGCATGCACTTTCTGCGATGTTCCGAAAGTGGAATGGCATGGCAACGTCAGCGTAGGAGATCTGCAACAACAGCTCTATTCTGCTATCGCCCTTTTCCCGGAAACACGCTATACGGAACGACTGAACTTGCACTATGCACGCATGGGCGATCCAATCTTCAATGCAGCGGTGTTTGAATTTTCTCGTTGGCTTGCTGCTAACAAGCGTCAGATCCACAAAGACACTGGCCTGCGTATTGAAGTAATCCATCCGGTACTTACTACTTCCTTGCCGCGAAAGTTTGGTGGGTTGGAAAAGCGCATCCTCGAATGGTGTGATATTAAGAACAATGTATTCGATGGTCAAGCCGGAATGCAGTTCTCGATTAACTCGACCGACGAAGATCAGCGCAAGGAGATGTTCGGTGGCATGTCACTAACTATGGAAGAGTTTGCTGCCATTGCTGACAAGATGCCGGATCCAGTCAGCCGCAAGTATTGCTTGAACTTTGCATTCAGCACCGATTTCATCATTGATGCTGAGAAGGTGAAGCGTTTGTTCAGCCCTGAAAAGTTCATGTGCAAGATTACGCCTATCCACAACAACAATGCCTGCCGCGAGAATGGTATTGAGACGGTCGGCGGTTATGAAACCTTCCAACCCTACTCGGTTGCTGAACGTGATCTTATCAATGCCGGCTTTGATGTGCTTGTGTTTGTTCCAAGCATCGATGAGGAAAAATCACTTATCACGTGTGGTAATGCCATCCTCGGAGGAAGCATTATGCAGACAACCGATAGATCTATTAAAATTTATGGCATAGAAGCGGAGGCGCATTAGTCGCGCTATTTCCTTTTATTCCAAAGAACGCGATCCGCAGAATTTGAACTACAAACCATCTGTGAAATTTGCAGATGAAATTAAAAGGCATTTTTCGTAAAGATAACTGCATGAAGAAAACATTCTACAAAAAAGTAGGTCGAAGATATATTCCTGTTTCTGAATATGACTCTGAATTACAAGATTCATTTACCATAGGCAGTCATCTTATTACGGTAATACCCGGGATGACATCCTATAGGCGAATTGATCCTGAATTTGCACCTTTGATAGCTGCAGGCAAATATGCCAGTGAACCGATAATTACTGCTTTACTCAAGGCGTCTGATATGAGGCCCAAGAGTTTACCAGTTACCAAAGAACAAAAAATCGCTTGGGATCAATTATCATCGGCATTCGGACAAGACGTACATTGTCTAACATGGCCTGCGGCTTATGATACAGTGGATGCAGTAATTTCCGCTTTACAACGGGAAGCAACTATGCTATTATCCAATGTCGCTGTTAAAAATGCATATGACGAATTTATGCTAATTTGTAAATTAACCAAGGAACCGAAATGATCACTATCAAAGACTTTATGGAATGTATTAGCTATTGTATCACCGATGGCTTCAAGTATGAATGGGAAATTTTTGGCCCAGATGCTTACTCTTTAGAATATTGGAATGGCTCCTACGAGGATGGTGTCAGTGTATCCATTGTGTTTGATACAAAGACTCAACTTGTCTATGAATTTCAGGCCTGGGATTATGCTCGCGGCAACGAATATCGTTGGATTCACCCTGGGTATATTGAAGGTCATGCTGCTGAAGCTGAACTTCGGGGCGTGGACAATAACCAGTCATACGACGACAATACGTTCACCGACCTGGAAGTGGCCGAAGATATCCTTGAGAAGGCCAATGCTATTGTCGCAGGTGATTATTACGATGAACGTGTAATTGTGCCACTTGTACTGGATGACGACCAAGCATTCCTCTTGATGAAAATGGCACATGAAGCTGATATGTCCCTCAATCAATTTGTAGAAGATTTCTTGCGGAATGAAATCACAAGGCTTACTTCTGCTGAATTGGATGAATTGGATGAATTGGATGAGCTTGGTGAATAAAGTATGAACACTTTTCTAATCATCTTAGCAATAGTAGTTTCCATCCCAATACTACTTTTTCTGTGGATGGCTGCTTTATTCGTTGCTGCTGCCTATGCAAATGATAGGTCGCTTAAGAAAATGCGAAAAGAAAGGTCAAGATTTACTACCAGGGGTGATCTTGGATAAGTGTGAGCGCAAGTATAGAATCAGGCATAAAGTGACCGGGAAATATTATTCCGGTTATAGCAAATACAAGAGAACAAAGAATTCGGGAAGCAAAAGAAGTCTTGTGCCAGTATTTCAAAGTTTCCCGCGTAACTTTGGATCTGTAATTTTATCAGCTACAATAAAAAAATTGATTTATGATAAATCTCAATCTGTGCTGGACGATTGCGAAATAGAA